GGATTTTGGGGTCTCTTGGTGCCTATTATGCGCGGGAAGTGGTGATGGTAGTGAAGGGTAGTAGTAGAGGAGGGGGTAGGGTGTAGAAGAAGAAGATATAGTGGTAGAGGACACCCCCCTGACGCCTTATTTTCTGCCTCGATTCACCCCCTGTTGTTTCACTAACAACCCCTTTTAGGGGGGTTGTTAGTTAACCTTCCAACCCAACCCCCCTATAGTCCCCCCTTCCCTTCCTTCCTTTCGGGCTATAACACCTGTTAAAACTGTGTTACTTTGGGTTAGTCAAGATTGTCTGCATCCGGGGTGCTTCTCACGAAACTTCCTCGTTAGGGTTACAATCAGCCAACGCAGGGTGTAATGCAGGGCTTTAATTGGCAACCAGACCCCGGTGCTTAATCCTCCTTGCATTGGGGTCTGTGTATTAGGAGGCAGCGTGCTTTTATCTCAAGACAGAAAGGCCCTTCTCGCAACAGTTGGGGTTGATACTTGGAAAGAGCAAGACGAAATACTTGACCATCCAGCCCGAATAAAGCTTGTTGCGGGCGGGGAACGTGCGGGTAAGAGCTTCATGGGTGCCATCTCGGTCATCAACAGGATTGATGAGTTTGTTGATGGAGATATTGTCTGGTTGGTGGCTGCTGACTACGAGCGCAATCGTGCAGAGTGGAACTACCTGTCGGATATTCTTGGCAGACTTGGCTTTTTGTTTAAGCAAACCAAGCGTATTGACCCCGGTGAGATGGAAGTAGTCTGTGGTACAGCAGAGAACCCCGGTTTATTTAAGATAAAAACAAAGTCTGCTAACGACTATCGAAGCTTGGCTATGGAAGCTCCACGAATGATAGTCACCTGTGAAGCATCACAGATTGATTACGACAGTTTTCTGCGATTGCGTGGGCGTATTGCGGAAAAGCGTGGGTACCTGTTCTTAGAAGGCACTTTCGAGATGTCGCTAGGCTGGTATCCATCTCAATGGGAGACTTGGAAGTTCTTCCATAAAGCTGATAACGCAATTTCTTTTTCTCTGCCGTCATGGACCAACAAGGTTGTCTACCCGGACGGTAGAGATGACGATGAAATCAAGGCACTTGAACGACTTCACTCTGAAAACTGGTTTAACGAGCGAATTGCGGGTAAACCTGCACCTCCGAAAGGGCTTGTTCACAACATATTTGATATTGCTAGGCATGTTTCAGATGAAGTTGTCTATATTCCTAACGAACCAGTGCATCTCTGGATTGACCCCGGCTATTCTCAGGTCACAAAGTCAGCCTACGCTGTTGAAGCAGTACAGATAATCGACGGACAGGTCCGAGTGATAGACGAAGTTTACGAACGCCTTAAGGTCACTGAAGAAATTATTGATATTTGTCAGACCAGACCTTGGTGGCAGGACGTTTCCCACGGTGTTATTGATGTAGCTGCACATAATTTTGGCGAATCAAGACCTGTTGATACATGGCTCGCACAGGCGGGGCTATACATGCAGTCCGAAAGAGTCGGAATTATGGATGGCATCGAAAGATTTAATACCTATCTAAAAGAAAACCCTGTTTCGCGCCAGCCCAGCATTGTTTTCAATAACAATTGCAAGGGCATTATTTCTGAATTGGGGGGCTGCTCCAACCCCTTTGATGACCAGATACACGTTTATACTTGGAGGACTGACAGGGAAGGTAACGTTGTAGGCAAGACACCAAGGGACGCTTTCAATCATGGTGTAAAAGCTATAACCTACGGTCTTGTTGTGAATTTTGGCTTTGCCAGAACCTCGGGGCAGACTAATTTGATTTCTGTGAACAGGTGGTAATGTGGCTAAGATAGATGACCTAGTAAAAAGGCTGGAAGATGTCTGGGAGTCGCCCGGATTTATTACTAGGCGCGCCAGAATGGAAAGCGATTACGGCCTTTACCGAATGAACGCCTATGATGCTGGCGCGGGCTACCAGAGCTACACCTCTAACGCACCCCGAATTTTAGCCGATAAGATTATTTCCTACCTGACCGATGCCAGCATGTCGATTCGGGTAAATATGAGTTCGACTATTGCTGATAGAGAGCCCGGAACTAAAAAAGAAAAGCTAGCAATTGGCTCACTTAACCAAGCTGACGAACGGATGCAGCGATTGGGACAGCCAACGGTTCGTGAACAGCTTGCTTTTCACTGTGTACTTCGTGGCTGGTATGCAGGTCGTGCGCTTTTAAACAAGCGTAAAGACGGAAGTACCTTTGTAGACATCACCCCGTTTGACCCATTGCACTGCATTTATGAAATGGATGATGACGGAGTTGTCTGGTTGGCTCAAAAGACAAGAAGGTCTCCCGCCGGTATTAAATCTAAGTACAAAATTGACGTTGAGCCAGTAATAGAAAAAGATGGCGGCACAGCCGGTACTGATGTTTGGGATTACTACGACCGTGAACAGCACGGAATTATTATTGCTAAAGGCAGGGATGAGTACGAGTGGGGTAAAAAACTTACCAAGCACAACATCAAGGATGTTAACGGAACCTCCTTTGCTCCTGTATTTCTGGGAGCAGTTGGTCCAGCACCTTGGATTCAGTCTGAAACTTCTAGCGATGACACGGCTAGGGACTTTGGTGAGTCTATATTTGCTTCTAACCGCCAGATTTATGATGACCTAAACTTTGCAATGAGTGCGTATAAGACACTTGTTCGGCGCGCTGTAAGGCGACCATACAAAGTTGTCTCTCCTGATGGAACCACCACGTTAGATTCTGACCCGTGGCAGGATGGTTCTGAAGTTCCACTCCCGGCTGGTACTGATATTCAACTCCTTGACGAAGTAACAATGCCAGTAGACGCTCCTGCGTTTGTTGGAATTGTTTCCGGTGAATTACAGCGTGGTGGATTATCAAACGTAAGTTACGGGGAACTTCCTTTTGCTATCTCAGGGTTTGCAGCCAAGGTTTTGCAAGAAGGCTCTTCTCACCAGATTGAGCCAAGAGTAAAAGCAATGACTTCTTGCTACAAGCAGATTACTGAACTAATTACAATGCAGTACGCACTTGGCGGGTTTAAGGCAATAGACGTAACGGGGCGGTATAACGATGTCTCGAATTACTTCAATGAAGAAATTAAGCCAACTGACCTAGAAGACGCAGGGGCAATTGAAATTAAGTTCGGTGTTCGTATGCCTCAAGATGACCCGCAACTAATCACAATGGCGCAGATGATGCGTGAAGGCGACCGGCCCCTTGCGCCAGATGACTGGATTCTGGAAAATATCTTGCAGATTACAGACATCCAGCAATTCAAGAACGCAATTAGTGCTCAGCAAGCTCACGTAACAGAGCCAAAAGCGTTGCTAATCACGCTGATTGAAGGCTTGATGCAAACGGGTGAGCAAGAGAAAGCTCTTATCTACATTGATCTTTTGAGAAAGACATTGAAGCAAGAGAACATGGAAGAGCAAACTCAAGATATGCAATTTGAGCAGCTCAAGCTTCAGGCACAGGCTATGATGGCTGGAGTACCGCCGGGGCAACCGGGGCAACCGGGGCAACCGGGCGCACCCCCACCACCAGAGGGCGGAGGTGGGCAGGGTGGCCCTCCGGGAATATCTAATGATATTCTTTCTTCACAAATGCAGGGGTTTACTAGAGCGGGAGACCCTGCACAAGCACCGCCCGGAACTCCCGGCGGACCGGGTTCTTATAACGGGGTATAAATAATGGCAATCTACACGGTAGAGGTAAAGGGCATTGGCACCTATGACCGTAAGCAGCTTAACAGGACTTACACAATTGAAGCTGCTACCTCAGAAGAGGCAACGCGAGAAGCACAACGCCGTCGCGGGGTAGACCCTCAGCTTAAATTCGTTCCCGCAAGTCAGTTCCGCACCGATATTGTGAACATGACAGATGAGTTTGCGGCGGAAAGAGCACAAGCGCAAGTGCCTTATAAGGGAGACCCTCTGCCCGCTGAAGAACTCAAAAGTGTCCTAGCCGAGATTGATGAGCGTGAGAAGGAAGCATTAGACAAGTCAAAGAATCAGGAAAAAGAAGCAACCGCGCGACTAGATACCTTTCAAAGAACTGAAGGAGAAGAGGCTGCTACTACTACCACAACGCAGTCGTTTGACGAATTTACAAAACAATATGTTGAACCCGGTCGATTCCACGCTGGAAAGCAAGACATCACGAGATTTGGAGGAATTGAATCAGGGGGCGTACCTTCAGCCGTACCTTACTCAAAGGAAATACTTCCGCCATCACCTGACCTTCACGCAGTAACTACAAAGAGAGAAGACGTTGAGGGGCAGCTTAGAGACTTAGAGGGCAACATAAAACCCGGACGCCAATTGGGTCCAATTCCGGAGCAATATCAAACTGAATTATCTCGCCGCCAAGCTTTAGAGCAGCAATCTCCCTTTGCCGTATTTTTAGATGAGCTTGGGAAGGCCGGTCTTGGCGGTCTTCAGGGTGCAGCCGGTCGATTTGCAAAAAGTCAATACCAGCCACTTTATGCTGGCTATCAAGCAGAACAGCTAATGCCCTTAATGGGAGATGAAATTCCTTTTGGGGAAGACCTGAGCATGTATACGGCAGCAGAGCAGATGAACTACCGACAAGCTTTAATGCGACAACAGACTGGAGATTATGAAGAGGGAGAAGCGGGCAAACAACTTAGGATTGAAGACGAAGGTAGTATTGCTCGCTTCAGTCCTACCTTTGGAGAGTATGCTAGGGGCGGACTTGCCGCTGGTGGACGGCAAGCACAGCAAAGAATGGGGCTGCAACTTCAAGCCTTGGCGCAGAAGGAGATGGGAGGGCTGGCTCCCGGCTCTTTTACTTCTAGATTTCTAGCTCCAGAATCACAAGAACAGGCTGCTCAAATGATGGAGATGGCAGGACAGGCACAGGCGGGCAGGTACTCTCCAGTTGCGTTGAGTGCATTGCAACGCTATATGCCAAATGCCTCAGAACTCTGGGCCAACTACCTAAGGAAGTCAACCCCGATGGCTGGAGCGGACGTAACTGCCGCGGAGGGAAGAGGGATGGCTCCCCCAAACTTTGCTCAGTTTGTTGGGCAGCAATACGGACTTTACTAGGAGATAGCTATGGCAATTAATCCAACCTTTGCTGGCTTTCTTGAAGAAGAACCTAGGGCTGCTTTCTTTGGAACGCTCGGGCGAGGAGGCATGCTTGATACACCATCTCGCAGGAAGCAAGCTTCTAGTATTTACGATGAGGCCCTGCAAGGTTTCTACGGGAAGCTTGGCGAACAGGTACTGGGCGGCGGAGCCCCTACTGCAACGTTTACTGATTACCTAAAAGAGTTTCCGTTTACTCAACGCTTTGCCCAGCTAGGCAGACAGTACAACCAAGGTTCACGATTTAGCCCCCGCACCAGATTCCTGTATTACTAATGGTTGTTCACGCTTCTTTTAAAGATTTTATTTCCAGCAGGGAGCAGAAGAACGGCTTCTATTCTCCAGTGGCTGGAAGGCGACAGCAGCTTGCCGGTGTAACGGGTCGTTCGGAAGCTATCTACCAGCCAGACCCTGACCGGCCTTCATTTCAAGAATCTGATGAAGGCAGACAGTATCAAGTTCGGCTAAGAGAAATAGATCAGGAATGGGAACCGAGAGTAAGTGCCAGTGCAGCGGGGCATCCAAGTGGTCGGGCTACCTACGGGGTGCAAAGGCAAAAGGAAGTCGCTGAAGGTAAGGCGTTAGCAGAATTTCGGGCAAAGTACGATGCTAGCCTTAAGCAAGACAAGACTCTGGGAGAAGCTACCTTTACTAATTTAGAGGGAAGGCTCTTCGACCGTGAAAGAGACACGCCTAGTAATTTTATTCTTTCTGACAAGCAAAAGTATGTTTCTGAAAATCAAGGGTTCTTTCCAACCAAAGACGAAGCAGAAGCTGTTTATTTCCAGCAGCTACTTACTAGGAACGGCGAAAGCAGCGCGGCAGTTCCGCCAAATCCAGACGGCACTCCTAACTGGAACGAAAAAGTTAATCAATACAAAAAGCAAGCTTATAAACTGCTTGAACCAATCTCTATAGCACCTTCATCAAACCCTGAAGAAACTAAAGTTCTGGGCTACCAAAAACGTGAGTTAGAAAAACAAACTGGAATGTCTAGGCTTGGAAGCTTTGCTGGAAAAGTATCTAATCCTTTAAACGAAGAGTTCCTGCCTATTGCCACCGCCCAAGTTATAGGTTCCCTGCCCGGATTAGCAGCTAAAGAAACAGGTCTTGCAACTCCAGCCGTAGCCGAGAACATCGAGAAGGTAGGGGCTACCGCAGGAGAGTATCTAGGTTTTGGTCTAGGACCAGTCAGGGTTGCCAGAAGTATGAGGTGGATGGCAGAGGATATAGCCCTGCCATTCCTTGTTGTTCGTGGAACTAGAAGGATAATAAGTAAAAAGTTTGGGCAACAAAATATTAGAAAGGCACTGCAAGTAGATGAGCTAGTAACCAATGCAGCCACAGCCCCGCCCTCTGTAGAATTTACTCAGGCAGAACTACTAGGCATAGGGCAAGACCCCCTTCCTTACGCAAGAAGTACAGTTGGAGGAACGCTTAAAGAAGCAGACAGTGTTTCCTATTCAACTGTAGAAGGCAAGCTTGATGAAGTAATTCTTACTAGGGGTAACGCAACTACCACCTACAAGATCAACACGGTTGATGATTGGTATAACGCAGCAGGAGATGCGACAGGCATGTCCAAAGAATCTGTTGAGCAAGCTAAAAAAGTTAGCACTCCTGTTTTAAAAGCTCTTGCAGATTTTCACGGTGTTTCTCCAGACGATTACATTAAAGCCTTAAATCCTGAAATACGCGCTTTACCAAGGACCATTGATGGTAAAGCCGTGGGCAGAGGCTGGGTTGGCATGACAACTCCCGGTGGGGTAGATGCTGCTCCAAGTATCATGCAGAGTACATTTCGCAAGGTTGCCAGCCTTGTTGAGTTTGTTAAAAAGTCTCCCGGACTTGCAACCAACCAAGCTGACTCTTTTATAACTCTTCAACATGAGTTAGCCCATATTATTCTAGAAGATGTCTTTGCCTATAATCGTCAGTTGGGATTAGTTGACAACGGAAACTTAGCTGACTTATCTAAATCACTTAAAGATCAAATACTTATAAGAGCTGAACTTACCGGGATTCGTCTTAGCCCAGAGCAAGCTACTTTACTGAAATCTTTATCTGTAGAAGAAGTAGGAAAGTTGCTTGCTAGCGAGACTCCAGCGCGCTTGCTGGCAGGACAGCATAAGTACATTGGTACTAAACCGGGAACGGAAAGGTTCGTACGAGATTTGCTTGGTGGTGATTTATCAGCCTTGCTTCACGAAGCCGGGGCAGACCTGTTTGCGAAGTACACACTTGAAGTTGCTACTGGAGCCCGCCCGGTAGCTAATGCAGCAAAAACGGCTGGCAGGTATCTAGAGTCGGCAAGTATTTGGAACTCGGCAGCCAGAGCATTGGCTGAGTCATGGAAAATGTTAAAGATGACTCAGGACCCTCAGGGAATTGCACTTGCTGGAACACTTGGTGAGCAAAAGATAGTAAACAACTTTACTGAAATTCTTGAACAAATTACTGAGTCATCCTTATCTGGTAAAGCTCCTGTTAATAAACTGGATACCAGCCAAGCCAAGGCTCTTGCAGTTGTTTACGCAAAACAGACAGTTGACCCTAGCGACCCCGCAATGATGTTGCTTGCAACGCATTTACATAAAGGCAAGTGGGTAACAGTTCAGCAGCATGGCAGTAAGGTCGAGTTTGATCTTAGTGCTGCCCGCAGTCTTGTTACTGACTCTAGCGTAGTATTCACAAACTTCGGAAAGTCAATACTCCACGAGACTCATTACGAAAGTATTCTGAAGAAAATTACAAAAAACATAGACTTCGATGCATACAGTCACGAAGATACTGAACGGTTAAGGTGGGCCTTAACTTTTACTTCTACAAGTCCCCAGAACAAGCTACTTTCAGTCATGGACGTTGCCCCAGACGTTAGGGGCAGGTTAGAGCTTGTTGACCCGAATATACCCAACATGCAGAAAAGGCTGGACGATTCCGCTTTTGTAAACGAAGCCGGTCAGCCTATTGTTTTCTTCCATGGTGCAGCAGTTGACTTTGATAAAAACTTTGACCATATGCAAACAAATCTTTTTAGCAATGTTATGGGTCCGGCTAATTACGGCACTGATTTTGACCACGCTTCAATGTCATATGCTATTGATCGTTTTCGGGATTCGCCTTCGCAAAGCCCTATGGGTGCTAGGGTTCAGGCATTCCACATTGCTGTACCCGAAGATAAAGTTATGTCTATGGAGTCAGTAGGCTTATACGACCGTATTGGAGCAAGGTTCATTGATGGTGTACTTAGCAATCCCAAACACACCAAGTTCAAAAAGTTTGTTCTAACTACAAGGGCCTTGATAAGTACGAAGAGTCTTTCCAAGCCCACTTACGGTCAATTCCAGTCGCCAGAGCTACTTGCAATGGAGCGAGTTGGGCGCAACCTAGCAAAGAGTGCAGAAAATCTTGACCTTACGGTTGCTAATATTTCAGAGCTATTTGGTGAGCGAGCCCTTCGAGATAGCTATGATTTATTCGGGGAAGAGGTTGAACACATCCTGAGGGCACAATCGGGCTATAAGGCCCCGGAATCCGCTGTAGGACCAGCCCCTTGGGAAGCAGGATATGGCGATGAGAACGACTTTGCAGAAATGCTTAGTTTTTTCCATACGGGGCTAGAGGACCCGGATGGAGTATACGGCAGGATACTTGCAGAAGCTGCCGTAACTACCTCACGTAAACAGGTAGTTATTGAATTAGATAATCTCAGGCAAGCTGGCAAGACTCCTTCACCAGAACAACTTCAAGCCCTTAAAAATCTAGAAAAGCAAGATGAGGCAATTCAAGAGGCCGTACATATACTTGATGCCCGTCTAGAAAAAGACCTCACGTATAAAGATTTACCGGGTCTGGAATTGACGCACCTAGCCCGTGACGTACAAGTATCTGTTAGTTCACCGTATCTATGGCAGATGGCAAAAAGCTCAACACTCCGGAAGCTTACGCCAAAGGTTCCTGAGGCGCATGAGAACGGTGTAGATTTTGCAACTTTTGTTATTCACTCGAAGAGGAACAGGGAGTTCATTCGAGATATTCAGGATACATATTCCGAGTTAGAGCAATGGGGCACAGGAGATGTTCTAGACAGTGCAGGAAATATCTTGGAGTTCGGTAGGTCATGGGACTTTGCACTAAGAGAACTAAACGCCCGTTACGCAGAACATAACATCGAAGCTGTTACGGAAATCGGTGGTGCTGTTTTGGGCGGAGTTCCGCACAGGGTAGTGGCTCTAGTTGGCTCTAATGAAGTCATTAATGGCAACAGGGCTTTTGTAAAGATAAGCGATGCAAGTAGCTCAAAAGAAGCTAGGGCTCACTACCGTAAGCGGAACCCCAAGGGTGGAGATATAGATGACACTATTCCTATAGGAGAACTTGAAAGTTCACCTACTGGTTTTGGTAGAACTTTAGGAGATGGAGTAGAGGGCATTGAAGCCTTAAACGCCAAGGGGATTAAGGAAGCAATAGATAAAAAGCTTGTCGCAAGCCCTAGGGCTGTAGAGCGTCCTGCCAGAGCATCTGCTGAAATTCTTGATATGCAAAGGAAGACCGAGCAGGGCTTGGTTATGCCTTCGTACCACAGAACGAGTGCTACAAACTTAACTCCTGCCCAAATTGACTATCCTAAATACTTTGGGAGGGGGATTAGTGACCCGATAAATAAAGTTGAACTTGATTTTGTTCTTACTGATACAACAGGTGTTTACAGGGGAAGTGACGGTCAGCTTACTCTCGAAGGCAATGCCTATATTTCTGACAGGCTCACTCCAAAAATTCAAGAAATAATTGACGGTGAAGAGTACAAGGTTTTTAGGCAGCAAAGAGATGTAGATATTGCAGAAGCCCGAACTAGAGGTGTATCAATAATAAAAAAGGCAGAAGACGATTATGGTGCTGGCAGAATTACATTTGCCCAACTTGAGAAACAAAAGAAGCTAGGTCTAAAAATGACAAAATCCGCTGCTGCCAGTGGGTTTAAGCCATTGAAACTTCACCCGATAGAAGTTCAGGCACTTTTAAATACTGGCTTTGAGCGGTTGAAGGACATACCTGCTATGGCAGGTCAAAAGAAGGTAATAAGGGCTTTTGACAGGGATGGGTATTCAGATGCCATAAAGAAACTTATAGGAGTAGATACTCCTAGGCCGGGTTCTCCCCAAGAAATTGCGCTGGCTAAAGCAGCCCCAAGATTAAAAGGCGTTGCAGGAACCCAAGCCCTTGATGTGGGTGAGGTATTAACCCCACATGAAGTTCAGTTCATTTGGGAAGCACTGGGTCTGGAAACCAAGGCAAGGTCTATTACCCCTAAGACTAAACTGCAAATACTGAGAGATATTTTTACCCAGTTGTTTAACTTTCCTAGAACCCTTCTGCTGTCTGCGGACTTAGGGGCAATTTGGAATCAGGGCGGGTTGCTTATTGGTGGAGCTGTTAAGCCAGTTACAACAAGAAGGTCTTTAGTTGCGCTGGCTAAAGGAGACCTTAAAGCTTGGTACAAAAGTCCCGATACTCTGTTTTATCGAAATCTAGCAAACTCTATGCATGGTATGTTTTCGTCTGGAAACTACCGTGGTCAAATGAGGGCCATTACACAGGATGCTGACTACACCTACTTAACCCAAAAGACGAATATACATATTTCCGACATTGATGGCCCTTTGACTCAGAGAGAAGAAGTCTT